TTATTTAAGCTTCTGAATCTCGGATTTCAGCCGCTGGATGTCATCTTGGATGTACATATCGGAGGTCAGGGCGAAATCCGTATGACCCATAGTGCGTTTGATCGCGTCGTTATCCACGCCTGCAGTTTTTGCTCGGGTTGCGAATGTGTAACGGGTGCAATGGGGATGGAGCTGCCGGCCTTCCCTGGTGATCCCCAGACGCTGGAGAGTGTTCTTCCAGTCCCGTCGGGCAAAGTTGTTCCGCACCAGATTCCCGGTGTATCCGGACAGCAGCAGGGGGCCGGTAGCCCTGGCTGCAAAATACTCTACATAGGGCCGGATCTTTGGGTGGATCACCACCACTCGGCCGCGGCCGGCAGCTGTCTTTTCGCCGCCGTACATGACATCCAGATCAAGGTCCACTTGGTCCCTGCGCTTTTGGAGCAGCTCATTGATCCGGTAGCCGGTATAGATCAGGATCAGGATAATCATGGAGGTTTCATCCCCGACGTCCGCGTCGGCACGGAGACGGAGGATCTCGGCCTCCGTGAAGGTATCCCGCTGCACCGGCTCCTGCCGGGGCAGGACCAGAAAGTCCGCATAGTTGCGGTCCAGGATGTCCTTGCGCATGGCATATTGGCAGAGCTGGCTGTATAGCGTCTGGATTTTTTTGACTGTGGAGCGGCTGCGGCCTTTCGCCACATCAGCATCAACGATCTTCTGGACATCCTCCGTCCGCAGTGTGCGCATTTTTCGGGGCGCCAGAGGCTCCAGCTTGGACCAGGCCAGATCGTATGCTAGACAAGCGTCCTCCTTCAGCCGGGGATAGTGCTGGGCCTTCCAAAGTGTGAAAATCTCCTGGAGGGTCAGGTCAATGGCATCGCCGATAGGTTTTCCTGCAAGCTTTTCCAGAGCTTCCTGGGCGGCCGTTTTCGTGGCATAACGGCCCAAAATCTTGCCGCCCTTTGCCATGACCCAGGGGCGTGTCCGGCGCTTATCTGTGAGTTTGTAGACACTGCCGGAGCCATTGGGACGCTTTCGGGGCCGTGGCTCCAGCCGGTGGATCACTCGGCCGCAATAGCAGCAGATATTTGAGTCATCCGGGATCTCCCTGCGGCATTTTGGGCAGAGCATAAGATCACCTCGAATTTTTCAAAAATTATGGATTTTCTTCTTGACAATACGCCAATATTGTCGTATAATTAAATCATCAGGAGGGGGAACACCCCAGGAGGAAATCACAATGAAGGTCATCACTTCTCAGAGCTATATCAACAACGAGATCGTCAACCAGAAGATCGACCAGCTCTCTGGCAAAGAGTTTGTGGAACTCCCTGTGTGGACAACGGGCCTGACGGATGAGGACGGCAACGAACTCTGCATCCTGGCCGATGGCCATCACACCTACGAGGCTGCTACTGAGCTGGGCATCGAGGTCCGGTTTGCTGAGCAGGATCACCCCGAAGGACTGACTGGCGAGGCCCTCCTGGAGGCCGCTTGGATGGACAGCGAATATCGCTATCTTGGTACTGAGATCAACGTCTGGTAAGGAGGACATCATGGAGCAGTATTACGTGATGGCAGACCTGCGGCGATCTCCGGAGACGGCGGAAAATCTTCCTCCGGTCCCCGGCGCGGAGGTCTATGCGGGAAAGATCAAGGCGGTTATCGAGGCAAAGGACCGGGACGAGGCGCTGGCTGTTGGAAAGACGCTCATCACTGGATGCCTGAAGAAGGGAATCACGGCCTATCAGTGGACCTATATGCCGGTCCTGGACGCCCAGAAGATGGGAGACACCGCCATCTATGCGCAATATCCAACGGCCACATGGCTGACTTACTACCGCATCAAGGCCGGTCTGACCCAGAAACGCCTGGCAGAGCTGGCAGGACTCAATATACGGCAGGTCCAAAAAATTGAGAATGGTGAAACCTTGGCTGGCAATACCACGGCCAAGAATCTACTGGCCTTGGCGGACGCTTTGGGGATTGATCCCCACAAGCTGCTGTGAGGGGCCGCCATGAAATGGGACCGGGATTTGACGGGCCAACGGTTCGGGGAACTGACGGTCCTGGAAGCCACTGACGAGCGCATCGGCGGAGGTGTTGTCTGGCTGTGCAGATGTTCCTGCGGGGCCATCTGCAAGGTCTCCAGGAACAATCTTGTGACCGGGCAGACACGCTCCTGCGGACACGCGAAGCGGCGGGATTTAACCGGTCAGCGGTTTGGCAGACTGGTAGCGGTACGGCCTATCCGCTGGCGCTCTAAAGCACAGCCTTGCAGTGTGGCATGGCTGTGCAAGTGTGACTGTGGCAGTGTAGCCATTGCGGCATTGGCTAATTTGACCAAAGGTCTGAAATCGTCCTGCGGCTGTATTCCCCGCCGCCCAGGCCGCGGGCACGCAATCTGCCCAGGATGCGGGGAGACGTTTGCCATCAATACGGACGGCAAGCCCACCCCGCAGTTTTGCCCAACCTGCGCCCCGAAGTATGCGGGGCGAAACTGGAAGGTGTGTCCGATCTGTCGGACCCTGTTCCCGGCTCCGGAAAGCGACAAGACAGTCACATGCTCAAGGGGATGTTCCGCTGCGTGGAAGGGCATTATACATGAGGGCGTGTCAAATAGCTGGGCAAACGAGGCCAAGGCCCGCAAGCGGGCGGAGGGACAGACCGCCAATCTGCAGCTGGGGACTGCGGCTGCAAAGGCGTCTCCAATCGCCGGTCGGTTTGAGACCAACCAGGAAGCCAAGATTTGGCGCCTGGTGGATCCCAGCGGAAATGAGATCATCGTCCGAAACCTACTCCTATGGGCCAGGGAAAACACGGAGCGGTTCGGCAAGCCGCCGGGGGACCGGTCCGCCATACAGATCGCCAGCGGATTTGAGGCCATTGCGGCAACTTTGCGGGGGACGCGAAAAACGCCCTCTATGACGTACTTCGGATGGACCCTAAAAGATGTGCCGGAGGTTCCCCCACCGGAAGGATAAGTGAGAAAGCCGCCCCTGATGGGGCGGTTTTTTTTACTGCGCCTTCTTCAGAGCTTTGATCTCCTTGGTGTGGCGCTTGAGGAGTTCGTGGTGGAGATTAAGCTCCTCCTGCATCTTGTCCATCAGGTCCGGATCGGGGAGGGCCTTGAGTTTTTCGTTGGCGGCGGCGAGGCCGTCGGCCAGGAGGTTGAACTTCGGATGGATGTCAGCCTCCAATAATACCTTGACCTCATTGATAATGTCTTGTTTCTGCTGGGCCATCAGCTGGGCGAGGGCCTGCAGGTCTTTTTCGTCTAACATGGGAATACTCCTTTCAGTTGTCTGTACATTTCTTGCAAAGGCTTAGGCCCGTGGCCTGGGCCTCTTCCACAGAATTCCGCTTCTTCTCTACGTGTCCGATTCGGACACGCTTTATTTTTGATTGAGGAAACTAACAATGACAACCAGAACTCCAAACAAAGCGATTCCAAGTCCAGCCCATGATTTTGCTATGTAGACGATACCGATCACCGATACAACAATTCCCAAAACGAGTGGAGCCGGGCCGCTTAATATGGAGGCAGTATCATTCGAAGCATATTTTTCTGAAACACTTCCTTGAGGTGCAACATTGACCTGTTGCTGGATAACAGGGATTTGCCGATAGTCCATGGACGAGTCCTCGAATACAGTATGTTCCGTGGTCCACCGCTTGACCTTAATCCACATCCAGAGGCCATAAATTCCAACGGTTATATATGTCAAAAGAATCCACAAAATATATTTTTTGAACAATTCCCATCCAGTTCCAGTAAATTTCAGACGCCGCCCATTCACGACCGTGTGGCTGGTTTCCCATTGCATAAAAAGGCAGCAGGCCCACGGATAACCAAAGCCAAGAGTAATCACGGAAATACCAACAACTGCAAGAGACCATCCCAGCCATTGCAAAAATGTACCGTCAAAATAGGAGTTGTTCATAATAAGTTCCGTCCTTTATTAAAAATACAGTTCTGCGGCCAGGTTGCCGTGCGTATACCAGCAGACTGCCTTTCGCATGAGGTCCTCAGTCACACAGAAATGCTCCGACAGGGCGGGGATATCCTCGCAGCCCTCAGCCACGGCTTCATCCAGCTCCTCCACCGGGATCAAGTGTTGAATAGCCCACTTGTCGGCCCGGTTCTCGTGACGCTGGCGCACATCCAGCGCCGCGTACTGGTTATAAAAGCTGCCGGTCTCACAGTGGCCCAGCTCATGGGCCAGGCAGACCGTCTCCTGCGCCAGGGATCCCAGCTTCCAAGGATCCAAGGCAATGGCATACCGATCTCCCAGCGGGACCGACAGGGACGTGGCCCGCCGCATGGGGATCCAGTCCACATCGATATTCCGGCGCTCCGCATAGGCATACAGATCTAGCGGATGATTGGTCATTTCTTTTTGCGCCTCCGCTGGTCTAGCTTGTACTGGATGTAGTCCTTTGCATCCTCCCAGAGTTCGTCCATCTCTTCCTGAGAGAGGTCCTCGCCGCCCTCGAAAAAGGCAGCCTTCAAGTCATCTTCATTGACTGATACAGATTTGTTTTTGTGGGAGGTAGCGTCTTCTTTGGATTTATCTCCAGATAAAAGATATTGCGGGGTAACCCCTAATACCCGCGAGATTTTTTCCAATCTTTTGACGTATGATGAAGATTTCCGGTTGCGCCATCTGCTGATGTGTGATGCGTCAACACCGATTGCAGCAGCAAAATCTTTTTGTTCCTTAAACTTTGTGTCAACGAGTCTAAACATTCGATCAACGATGTCCTCATCCACTGGCATCACCCCCTAAATTAGACAAATGCAAAAAGCGCAATTTGTACAATTGCACAAATTGTAAAAACTGCATTGACAAATGCAAAAATTACAATTATACTCTTGCTTGTAAAGCAAGTTGCCTATGACGAAATCATAGCACAGCCCAGGGCGACTTGCAAGACGGAAAGGAGGCGATCCCTTGAAAAATCGGATCCGGGAGCTGCGGGAAGCGGCAGGCATGACCCAGGCAGACCTGGCGGACCGGCTCCAGGTCTCCGTCCCCACGGTGTCCAGGTGGGAGAGCGGCGTGATCCGACCCAGTGTTGGAAAGCTGATCGAGCTGGCGGAGATTTTCGAGACGACCATGGACACGGTATGCGGCCGAACGGCCAGCGCCTGAAGGGAACGATTGTATGTATATTCCAATGATGACACTATGCGAGCTGGTGGAGCGCCTGCGGTCTCTGGGCGTGCCCACCAGCAACACCAAGGCGGCCGCCATGATCGAGGCGGGGCAGTACCCCTTTGCCAGCTGTGTGCGGCTGAAGGAGGACGGGGAGCGGGTCTTTGAGATTTCGAAGGTACTCTTTGACAAGTGGGTGGCAGAGCGCGTCGTGCTGCAGCCTGGAGACCCCGGGTATCAGGTCCCCCTGGAGCTCTGCCCCCAACATACCACACAGGAGGCGAGCTGACCATGGCGGATCGATACCCATCTATCTACCAGAGGGCACGAAAAGATGCCTGTCTGACCCAGGAACAGGCCGCGGAGCTGTTGAGCGTGTCGGTGGAAACTGTCAAGGCATGGGAGCAGAGACAACGGGTGCCCAGACCGGAGGACGTGGAGCGGATGCAAGCCGCCTATGGCACGCCCTGGCTGGGGCTGGAGTACACCCGGGCTACCTGCGGAGGGCTTGGCGTACTGCCGGAGCTGCGGCTTCAGGGACTGCCCACGGCGGTGCTGCGGCTGATCAACCGGGCCACGGCGCTAGCGGATGACTACCGGCGGCTGATGGAGATCGCGGAGGACGGCCGGATCGATGAGTGGGAGGCCCCGGAGTTTGAGCGGATCAGTGAGAACATCCAGCGCGTGATTGCGGCAGGGTTCGAGGTCCTGTATGCAGAGGCTCCGCCGGGCATAAAAAAAGACCGCCCTGTGGCTAGCACCACAGAGCGGCGGGTTCAGGGCCTTTCGACCGAGAACGATTGCAAGACTATTGTACCACATTCCGGCCGGATTGCAAGCCCCAGTTTTACCGGGGAGGGGGTGACCCGCCCATGATGATCTGGGGGCTTGTGCTGATCGGCATTTGTACGCTCACCAGCGGACTGTTCCGGCTGGTGGATCGGATTGAAGGGAGGCGGTGAGGATGACTGCATGGAAAACGCTGGATCTGCGTCAGCGAAAGACCTGCGGCCCCCATGACGGGGAACTGATCGTGCTGCACATGATCCCGAAATCCACCTGGGGGACTGAGCGGTATCTTGTCAGCCGCCTCCAGACAGAGGCGGGATGCACTTGGATAAAAAGCAATGGAAATGTGTTGTCTCCTGCCAATCTGGAGAAACACTATGACCTCCGGTGGCTCCGGCTGCCGGAGGACACCATCTGAGAGGAGGGTGGTTATGCGGAGGCACCCCAAAAAGGGCGGGCAGTTCGCCATCATTTGGGTGGATTTATTGTATGAGGATGCGGTACCAGCCACCGGCAAGCTGCTCTTTGGAGAGATATACCGGCTCTCTGGGCCGGATGGCTGGTGCGATGCCAGCAACCAGGATTTCATGGACCTGTTGGGATGCAGTGAGACAACTGTCCGTAACCTACTCAAAGCCCTGGAGGATGTGGGGCAGATTCGGGTGGTCACCCGGCCCCGCCGGGAAGGCGCTGGCGGCACGGAGCGCAGGATCTTCTGCGGCCGGAAACTGGCCCCTCCAGAGGTCCAGGAGGTACCCGCAGAAATTTGAGGGGGGTACCCGCAGAAACTTGCGGTTCCACATCTATAAGTAATTATAATAATACCCCCTATAGTCCCCCAAAGGGGGATGACCCTGACCTTATGAGGTCATTTGACCTCTTTTGGGACAAGTACCCCAAGAAGGTCAAAAAGAAAAAGGCGCGGGAACTATGGCAGAAGCTGCGGCCAGATGCCGCATTGGCGTCTGTCATCCTGGCTGCTTTGGAGCGTCAGAAGTGCAGTGACCGTTGGCAGCGGGATGGCGGTCAATACATACCGGACCCCACCACGTGGATCAACGGCCGCCGGTGGGAAGACGAACTGTTTCCAGCAGAGCCGGAGCGTCCTACCCCACCGGATGATGCCAGAAGGGGGCGGTGCCTGTGAGCGAGATCAAGCAGGATGCCATTCTCTCCCAGCGGCTGCTAGACGCTCAGGCGGGCGTGCTGGGCTCCATGCTGATCGACCCGGATACCGTGCCGGAGGTGCTGAGCCGGGTGCGGGACGAGGACTTTGCGGAGAAGAAGTACCGGCTGATATTCCAGGCCATCCAGGCCCGGTTCCGGGCCGGACAGGCCATTGACCCGATTCTGGTCCGGGAGACTCTGGGCGGCGGCGTGGACAGCCCATGGACCTCGATTCTGCAGGGCCTGATGGATGTCACGACCACGGCGGCCCATGTGGATGACTACGTGGACGCACTGCGGGCTTCGGTCACGTTGTCCAACCTGCGGACCCTTGGCACCCAGCTGGCGGAAGCCGACCGGCTGGAGGACGCTCAGGCACTGCTGGACCAGATGCGGGCCCAGCAGGTAAGCCGCCCCCATGTCCAGGCCATGGACATGGCGGAGGGCTTAGAGCGATTCTTTGACCGGCACAACGGCGAGGAGAAACCGCAGTATCTCAGCTGGGGCGTGCCCGTCCTAGACGAGCGGATCTTTGCGGAACCCGGGGACATGGTGGTGCTGGGCGGGTACCCGTCCGATGGCAAGACGGCTCTGGCGCTGCAGTTTGCCTTCGGCATCGGCAGAAATCACCGGGTAGGGTTCTTCAGCTACGAGTCCACCCGGGACAAGCTGTTTGACCGGACAGTGAGCCGGGCGGCCATGCTGAGCTACACCAAGATCAAGCGCAACCAGCTGACGGAGGAGGACTACCGGGACCTGCTGGAGCTGCGGCCCCAACTGACAGCTCCCCAGCTGACGCTGATCGACGCCGCCGGCATGACGGTGCTGGACATCCAGGCGTACAGCCAGGCCCACCGGTACGACGTGGTATTTGTGGACTATCTGCAAAAGATTGCTGCGCCCAGAGGCACCCGACAGTCCGATTTTGAGCGGGTCTCCGCCATCTCCAGCAGCTTGCAGCAGTTTGGGCGGATCACCGGGACTACGGTGGTGGCCCTGAGCCAACTATCCCGCCCAGACCGGGACGCCAAGACCAAGAAAATCCGCCCGCCGGTGCTGAGTGACCTGCGCTCCTCCGGTCAGATCGAGCAGGACGCCGACGTGGTGCTGTTCCTGCATCGGGAGGACTACGATGACAAGCAGTCCAACCGGATTCTGAAGATCGCCAAAAACAAAGAGGGCGAGGCCATGGACTACGTTCGGTTCCGGTTTGACGGCGATCTGCAGACCTTCTCCCGGATCGCGCCGGAGACTCCGGCACCACCGGCGGAGAAGCCCAAGCGGGAGAGGCAGCCGCCCCGGCAGGTGAGCTTCTGGGCGGACGGAGGCAGCTTCCAGGACACCCCCTGGGGGAAGGGAGGATCCAGTTGAAGATCGGAGACATCCTGACCATCAAGCCCAATTTTTACACGGAGTACATGGGGGCCAATGACCAGCCCCGCCAAGCCCAGGTGATCTACATACACCCCGAAGGCCGATTTTACGTGGTGGAGTTCCGGAGCGACCTGGGCATTCCCTGGCGGGAGACGTTTTACCCATACACAAGGCGGATCACAGGCATTGTGGACCGGTCCGCACCGTATTTACCAAACGAAAAGGAGCTGTTTTGAGTGAGAACGATTGCGATTATGAACAACAAGGGCGGCGTCGGCAAGACCGTCACCGCCATCAACCTGGCGGACATCCTGGTGCGGGACTACCGCCAGCGGGTAGTCCTGGCGGACTGCGACGGGCAGATGAACTTGTCAAAATTCTTTTTCCCGGAGCTGGACCCGGAGACGGCATACACTATGGTGTCCCTGCTGGAGGGAGACGGGGAGGCGCTGTGGAGCGACAACCTCCTGCCGGTGAACAAGGACCTGTGGCTGATCCCCGGGAGCCCGGAGTTGTACACGGAGGACCTGGAGGCCGTCATGGAGGGCCAGGACCAGGCCAAGACCAGCCGGGTATCCGACTTTGTGAGCTGTGTCCGGGAGGACGCCGGGGCGGACTACGTGATCTTTGACTGCCCACCGGGTTTCACGGCGGCCAGTCTGGCGGCGCTGCTGGCCAGCGACGAGGTGGTCATCCCCATGGAGCTGGATGGCTTTTCGGTCTCCGGCGTGGTGACCATGCGGCAGCAGTTGGCGTTGCTGGAGCGGAGCGGTTTGCGGGTGCCCAAGGCCTCCGTGCTGATCAACCGCTGGCGGGCCACGGAGTTTGTCAGCGAGGTGGAGCAGCAACTGCGGGACATGGGGTTCCCGGTTTACCGGCAGGTCATTCGGAAAAGTGAGAAGGTTCCGGAGAGCACCGTGGTTGGGAGCCCACTGACCATTTACAGCCCCCGCAGTTCCGCCGGTGTGGATTTCCGCCGGTGGGTCCGTGAGTTCATGGGGGAGGTGTGAGTATGTTTGACATCTCTCGATTTGCCCAGGCAGCGCAGGCCCCTGCCAGTGAGCGGAATATCGAGGCCATCACCAGCGAGATCCTGCAGCTGAAAAATGATGCTGGCAACGCCATTCTCGGCATCGGTCAGAGGCTGCTGGAGGCCAAGGCCATACTTCCGCATGGGGAATGGCTTCCCTGGCTGACGGAGCAGGTGGAGTTTTCCGAACGTCAGGCACAACGGTTTATGAAACTGGCCCAGGAGTGGGCAAATCCGACGGCGCTGTCGGATTTGGGCGCCACCAAAGCCTTGGCGCTGCTGGCTTTACCGCCGGAGGAACGTCAGAAATTTCTGTCAGAAAACCACATCGTGGACGGTGAGGAGAAGTCCGTCATCGACATGACTTCCCGGGAGCTGGAAAAGGCCGTGAAGGAGCGGGACGAGGCCCTGCACGCGGCGGAGGCGGCCCGGGCGGCCGCGGAGACGGCGGACCAGAGCCGGGCCAAAATGGAAGCGGACATGACAGCCCTCAAGCAACTGCACCAGGCAGCACAGGCCGGGGAGACCCAGGCCCGGGAGGCTCTAGCCAAAGCCCAAGCTGAATTGAAGGCCCTGCGTGAGAAACCGGTGGAGGTTGCTGTGGAGGTAGACCAGAAGGCTCTGCAAGAGGCCCGCCGGGAAGCGGAGACCCGGATGCAGGCCAAAGTGGACAAAGCTGCGGAGGCTCAGAAAAAGGCAGAGGAGCAGCGGAAGAAAGCGGAAGAGGAGCTGGCCGCGATCCGGCAGCAGCTGGAGGCAGCCCAGCAGGCGGAACGTCAGGCCGCGATCTCGGGTGACAAGGACCTTGCCCTGTTTGAATTGCTGTTCAGTCAGGGGAACGAGGCCGTGAACAAGCTCCACGGGCTGCTGCTCAAGGTCCGGGGACGGGGAGATATCGAACTTGCCGGAAAGCTCCAGAAGGCCCTGCTGGCTCTGGCGGATGTGACGAGGAGGTGCGCGGAGGAATGATGGACCGAGCAATCGAACTGCTGGAAGAGCAGCAGCGAAAAGTGAAGGAGCGTTCCGCACCTTGGCTGGTGGCGGAGCAGCTGAAAGATATCTGCCGCCGGGAGCCGCACAGCGCGGAAATCCTGGCGCAGGACCTGGAAAACGCCTCCATGTCCATCACGGAGGCGGAGAAGAAAATCAAGGCTTTTGCGGATGGGCACAGGAGCGGCGGCTTTGCCTGCGTGACGCCCGGGGAGGCTGACGCCATCCTGCGGGAGTTCTACGGTCTTGGCGCCCCTGGGGACACGGCCACGGAAAGCGGCTCTCCGAAGATCCTCAATCTGGCGGATTTCCTGTGAGGTGCGATATGGACAAAGACTGGAAGAAAGTCGCGGAGAAATTGCCGGTAGAGCCCCGCAGTGACCTGGTAAACGATGTGCTCAGTGATATCTACGATAACGGGGATGCACTGGGAACCCCAATGCTCTTGTTCCATCGTGAACCTTTCACGCTTGCAGAACCACTCGACGAGATCATGTGCCCGGAGGCCTGGGAACGGCGCCGGCGGACGGCAAAGCACCGCTGGGGCGCCTGGTGTACCTGCACCAACTGCGGAGAGGACTTCGAGGCAGGATATTCCGACGGCGGGATCGTGCTGGAGACGGGGCCGGATGACGCAACCCGCGCCGGCTATGCGGAGCCGGGGCCGGTCTCCAACGTGTATCTGGAGGGCGAGACAGTCCTCTGCCCCAAGTGCTGGGCCGCTGTTGAGGTGACACGCCGGGCGGACCTGCGCCGGGGACGCACCTACCAGGTGCTTCAGGCGGAGGTGGTCAACGTGGAGACCTATACCGCCGTCATGTACTGGCTGGTCAGCCGGCGTTTTGACGACACCGGAGGCGATCACATCCTGTTCCTGCCCCACGCCGCTTTGCTGGTTGACGGCGACGGGCGGCTGCGGCGGTTCCGCGCCAAGCGGACCGGGAATGATGTACGGGATGTGGTCTGGCTGCCGTGCAGCTCCACCCGGGACCCGATGCAGATGCCGTACTATTCCTGGGAGGCAGCCCACCACCGCAAGATCGGCGGGTGGACGCTGGCCTATGTCCCGGATCTGGACCGGCACACCGGCGAAAAGACGGCGCTGAAGGAATACATAGTTGCCGGCGGCTGCTGGCCCGGAGCGTACCTCCACGTATGGGAGCGGCATCCGCAGGTGGAGAACCTGATGCGGCAGGGGTTCTCCGAAGCGGTAGTCCGCACGATTGATGACACGTTGGACCTTGCCGCCAATGTCCACGACCTCTGCGACGCGCCGCCCATCCCGTGGGTAGACTGGAGGGAAGTCAAGCCACACCGGATGCTGCACATGAGCAAACCGGCGTTCCGGGAAATCTCCCGAAAGCATTGGGGGGCCGGGGATGTGGAGTGCTGGGACAGATACCGGCGCCAGCTCCCCGGTGCTGACGCAATGGACTTTGAATACTGCCGGAAGCGCATCGGCAGCAAGGCCGTGGGGCAGCTCCTGGAGATGGTGGCCGCCGGATGGGAAGATTTGTTCCCCCTGCCTGTGGTCCGCTATCTGGAGAAACGGGGAGCCGTTAAAGATGGCGTACAGATGCTGATTGACTACCGCAAAATGCTGCGGGACGCGGAGATGGCGGAAACGGAAGAGACACTTTGGCCGCGCGATTTGCTGGCCGCCCATGAGCGGATCACCCAATTCTGGGCCGACCACTTCAAGGCATCGTATCAGCTGGGATTCACCAGCACATTCATCCGGTTTCGGGAGCTGGAATGGACGGACGGAGATCTGTGCATCGTCCTTCCCCGTGTGGAGGAGGACCTGGTCTCCGAAGGAAAGGTCCTGCGGCACTGTGTCGGCACCTACGGCAGTGCACACTGCTCTGGGAAACCTGTGTTTTTCGTGCGGCACCGCCGCAGGCCGGAGCGGAGCTATTATACCCTGCAGATCAACATGAACGGGACGATCCCAAAGGAAATCCAGCTCCACGGATACGGCAATGAGCGCCACGGAGACCACAAGCAGTATGCCCACAAAATCCCGCGGAAGGTCCGGGAGTTCTGCGACCGCTGGGAGCGGGAGGTCCTGACACCCTGGTTTGCGGCACAACGTACAGGGGCAGAGCGGCCAGCCAAGAAAAAACAGAAAGCAGGGAGGATCGCCTGATGCGGATCGTCAAAACCGGAGACCCCTGTCCACTCTGCGGCCGCCCGGTGACCGCAGAGGACCGGGAAACGTTGGACCAGTTGACGGCCATCGCGCAGATGTTGGATCGCCTTGGCATTGACATCGCTGCGGGTGCGGCGGAGAAAGGAGAAGAATATGAGTGAGCAGGGATATGAGCGGAAAAAGGACTTTGTGAACCATGCTTTAAGCCGCTGCGTGGCGTCCATGTACCCCAACGTGTGCCGGGTGGCCTACCACACCCGGGACACCGACGAGGGTCTGCGGGAGACCGCCATGATCTACCTGGCCGGGGGCTACTCCCGGCGGGTAGACGTGACGGGGCTGGACCTGCCGGCCACCCTGGACGCCGTGCTGGCGGTGTTCCGGGAGGCGGCGTGAGATGGGCCGCTATACGGGCCGGGAGCGCCGCCAGCGCGCGCTGTACCGGCTGGCCATCGTCGTTTGGATCATCGTGCTGGCCCTAGTGCTGTGCATGGACACGGCAGGATAGGAGGCGGCTATGGAGACAGTTGACTTGATCAATGCCCTGCGGCGGATGGCTCCAGAGACCGGAGGCCTGCCCTGTCTTGGATGCGGGCATGAGCACGGCTGCAGTGTCCACGGCTGTGCTGTCCTCAAAGAGGCGGCGGACCGGCTGGAAAAACGCTACCGAGGTGCTAGGGGCCATTGTAAGCCGGTGATTGCCGTAGCACCAGACGGCAGCTGGACCCGCTATGTGTCCATCAAGGAGGCGGCCCGGATCGTGGGCGTCAACCCGGCCCAGATCAGTACGGCGTGCGTTACAGGACAGCGGTGCGCCGGCCAGTATTGGAAAAAAGAGGAGGGATAAGGTGAGACCGATTGATGGTGATTACATAAGCGATGCCCTAGAGGCAGAGCTTTGCCGGGAGGGCGATGATCTTGAGGATCGGCAATGGGCCTATGGCTATGCCGCGGGAGTGAGTTTTGCAGTTCGTAAACTCGCGGAAGCCCCCACCCTCACCCCGCCGAACGAGTGGGTGAGCGCGGAGGAGAGGTTGCCAACGGACGAGCGGCCGGTTTTGGTATTCGTCGGTTATGCAGACACCATGACGGGATTTATTACCACATCGTCCTATTTTTGCTTTGACGCAAATCCGCATTGGCAGTGGGATGGTTTGGTTCAGGACGAGCAGAAAACGCTTTTCTGGATGCCCCTTCCGGAGCCGCCAGGAAAGGAGGGGTGAGGATGGACAGGAAACAGGCTGTAACGATTTTGAAGCGGAAAACCACCATCCCTGGTGATGGATACACCTGGGAGCAAATCAATGAGGCCATCGACATGGCAATTGCCGCCCTGTCCCCGCCGAACGATCCGCTGACGCTTGAGGAACTGCGGAAGATGGATGGAGAGCCAGCGTGGTGGGACGATGGTGAAGGAAGTTGCTGGGGTATTATTTCTGTTGATAGTGCTGGAATGTGGGGTGGCATCCCGTTTTTACGCGGAAGATGGAGGCAAGTAAACTTTGAATATAACATTGAAGAACGAAAAATGAGAATTTACCGCCGCCCGCCGGAGGGAGAGGTGGACGCATGAAACCGATTTGTATTACTTGCAAAGCTGATTGCCATAACGCCGGGACAACCTCCAAAATTGTGGATTGCTCACAGCACAAACCGGGGCGAGTTTTGACCAACGCAGACCGCATCCGGGCCATGAGCGACGAGGAGTTGGCAGAGTTTGTCAGTCGCATAGAAATTGGAGATTTTGGCCCACAGGTTTACGGGAAAACATTTTGTGACTTGTGCAGTGGACAATATGAGTGCGACGACTGCAGATTGTGGTGGCTCCAGCAGCCAGCGGAGGAGGACACCTGATGGACATTGAGAAGCTGATTGAGAGCCTGCAAAACGCCGCAGGAGGTCCGGAAGGCATTAAAATGTGCCACGCCGCCGCCACCGCCCTCTCCACGCTCCAGACCGAAAACAAGAAGCTGCGGGCCGAGCTGGAAAACTACCGCAAAGGCCATCGCGAAGAAGCAATCTCCACCCTCACCCCGCCGAACGAGTGGGTAAATCGAGTGAGAGAGCTTGATGAGCTTTACACAAAGCTCCAGATCATAACAGGCTTTACAGTGGAGCAACTGCTAGAAATGTTCGCCGCCGGATACACGCTGGAAAAGCCGGATTACTCAAAATCATTTGAAGAGATGGCGAGTTTGGCCGAAACCACCCCGCCGAACGAGCCGCTGACGCTGGAGGAGCTGCGGGAGATGGACGAGCCTGTATGGGGTGCCTGCAAACCCATCGAGGGCGGGAACGGGTACTGGTGTCTGTGCCAGCATGGGCATATCATCACACCGGCAGGTAGCATTTACGATGTGAAAGAAATCCCGCATTGGGTGTTCTACCGCCGCCCGCTGGAGGGAGCAGAGGACGGTAATGTCTAAAAAAACGGTTCGGTTCCCAAGTTTCAACGTATCTCTTTCGGACGCAATCGAGATTGCGAAGTATCACCTGAACGATCCAGATATCGCCATGCAGTCAAAAGTAATGGCAATCGAGAAGGTGGCAGAGATGGAAACACACAACAGCATCACGAAGAATGATCTTGTCGGTGCGCTCCGATGGATTTATGAACACTATGATCTTTTATCGGTTTTGTGAGGTGACGGCAATGTTTACGGTTGATGACGGCCTTTGCTTCCCGTGGGAGGGATTTGTCTGCTGCTAAGTAACAACGATTTGAATACCATCCAAGCTGCCTTAGATACTGGGATGGAGACCGTAATGACCCGAACTCTTGGAGATTTCCGCATCACGGTCTCCACATCCAGAGCCCCGCCTGTTTGGCATCCGTTTCTTATGCTTGCCCGTCTGGAGATTTGGGATGGGCACATATATTCTACAAAGTGGTGTGTCAGTGCGGAGGAGGTGCAGCAGTTTGCGGGGAGATAATCAGTCCTTGTGGTATTGTGTACGCCAGCGGGCAGGCCCGCTAGTTAAAGAGTGCAGGGCGCTGCGGCCACGGCTGAGCCGGTGCGACTCCCGAGAAGACCGGCGGGACAAGAATGAGATTGTCCGGTCCAAGCACACCGCAGTGTGCAGGACTCAGGTGGATCGGTTGGAGCTGCGGCTGGCGGAGTTTGGCTTTCGGGGCAGCCATTATACGATGACCTGTGACGACTTCCACCTGCCGGACAGATATGATGGGATGCGAAAGATGTTCCGGGCAGCCCGGACGCGGATGCAGCGATGGCACGGCGGGCCATTCGACTGGATCGGCTGCATCGAGGGCAAGCACGGGGACCACCGGCTCCACGTACACTTAGTGCTGCGGGACGAGGACTTCTCCCCGGCAGAGGTGCGGCACCTGTGGACGGCTGGCGACGTGGATGACGAGCCGGTCCTGATGCGGGAGGGCGGCTACCGGCGGCTGGCCAAGTATTTCAACAAGGAGCGGCCGGACGGATTTGTGATACCGCTGGGCAAGCACCCGTGGAGTTGCAGCCGGGGACTGAAGGCACAGATCCCGGAGCCGGAACGGTGGCGGGATGATAGCGGGCTGATTGAGGTTCCAGACAATGTGATTTGGTGCCGGAAGGGTGCCCATGAGAATGACTTCGGGGCGTACTACTACGCCAGCTATATCCTGCCGGACGGGCCGCAGTTTGGAGGACGGTTCTTTATTTAGAATCTGTCGCGCGCGTGCGCGCGATCAATCTTGAAATCTAGTGGAACGATAGGCACACACAAAAGAAAGTGAGGGAAAGCCGTTGCAAAGCACACGGAAATGTGATAGCATTGTCGTAAAGGACGGATGGATAACCTGCCCGGAGTGCGGACGGAACCATCGGCTGCTGCGGATTACTCCGGAGACGGAGGCCCACGGACTGCCAGTATACTGCCGGACATGCCGGCGGGAAATCGTCCTGAATATCGAGAGAGGCCAGAGCGTCAAGCGCCAGAGCCCATGATCTACCTCAGACGGGGATGGATCGTGGCTCTGGCGTTTTTTTGTTTGCCCGGAGGTGATAGCCCGGGTCAGGCGCCTGGGCGTGTCAGATTCGGACACGGAGGGAGATCATGGGCTTTGACTATACCGACAGGCGATGGAAGCGTAAGAGAGTGGCCATCCTGCGGAGAGACTGCTATCGCTGCGTGTGGTGCCGGCGCTATGGCCGCAACCGCCCGGCGGTGGTGGTCCATCACATCAAGCACGTGGATGAGTATCCGGAGCTGGCCTACGAGGACAGCAACCTGGTGAGCCTGTGCCAGGGGTGTCACAACAAGGCACACCCGGAGAAGGCACGGGCGGCAACGTACGGCCGCAGGTACTGATCCCCCCCACCCAAGGACCCCCAGCCGGGGGGCCTTGGAGACCGGCGGGTGGGACTTTTTCCAATAGAGCCCCCGTATGAGACTTTTTCGGGGAGGAGGCGAGGCTTTTGGGGCGAATTGCAATCACGCGTGAAACCATTAAGGCGCAGACCGTAACGGCCATGAAAAAAATGGGGACTTTTGCGCCGGAATATGAGCCGATAATCGAGATTTACGCCGGACTCCGTGAACAATACAACCGGCTTTCCGCCGAGTATTCGGACGGAAAAAGCTACCATTACGCGACCCCGACAGCGGACGGCGGCGCCAAAAAGTCCCCTCTCTCCATGACCATTGAGAGCCTGCGCAAGGACATCCTGTTGTATTCGGACCGGCTGATGCTCAACCCCAAGGCCCGGGCCGATGCCGGCAAGGGGAAGCCCAAAAAATCCAGACTGGCGGAGGCGCTGAAGGATGGCCCGTAGGAAGGCGGAGCGTTTTCCCAGCTGGGCAACGGTCATGGAGTACGTGGACTCCATCCTGGAGGGTCGGAAGATCGCCTGCCCGGAGTTGGTCCAGGCGTGCAGGCGGTTCAAGCAGGATTTGGAGAATCCTGCCTGGGACTTCAATCCCCGGGATGCGGAGTTTGTGATCCGGATCATCGAAACCACCTTCGTGCATCAGCAGGGGGAGCGCCTGGACGGGACCCCGCTGCGGGGGCAGCCGTTCCTGCTGGAGCCATTCCACAAGTTCATTGTGTACAACCTGCTGGGATTCTTTCTGGCGGGGACCAAGGAGCGGCGGTACAAGGAGGCCCTGATCTATATCCCCCGGAAAAATATCAAGACGTCGTTTGCTGCGGCGCTGGCCTGGGGCCTGGCGCTGCTGAACCGGCGGAGCGGGTCCAAGGTCTACATTGTGGCTGCGGCCCTGAAGCAGAGCCTGGAGTCTTTCAACTTCATCAATTTCAACTTGGAGCAGATGGGGGAGAAGGATAACTTCCGGGTGATCGACAACAACCAGGAGCACAGCATTCAAGGCGACCTGGGGGACGGGTCCATCTTCATCCAGGCCCTGGCGGCCAACCCGGACCGCCAGGATTCCCTGAACTGCAACGTGGCTATCGCAGACGAAATGCACGCCTACAAGACCCCGAAGCAGTACAACATCATCCGGGAGGCCATGAAGGCCTACACCAACAAGTTGATGATCGGCATCTCTACGGCTGGTGACAATGAG